AAGTCGATGACAAGATTTCCTCCAATCATTTGACCAGATAGGCGAGGTATTCGGCGTACACGTCGACCGGGCATGGCTGGTCGGCGTTGTAAAGCTTAAGCTGGAAACCGCTCTGGCCGCCCGTGTTCACCGGATGCGCGATGATGCCGGCCCATTGCGAATCCGCGTTCGCGACCACGTAATAGCGGCCGTATTTCGTCGGACTGAACGTGCAATTGACTTGCATTGATGCGCCGGTCGCGATCTTGTAGCCGGGATTCGGCCACCACGCCCTCCACGCGGCAGCGCCGTGGAAAGTGCAGCGATTTGTGATGCCGCCAAGAAAGCCGCCAAGATACACGTATCCGGTCGCGATGTTCGCTCCGACACCGACCGCGCCGTTAGCGTCGGCAGCTTCGAGCCAGAAATTTGAACCATTCGGACTGTCGCCGTACAGATTGAGTGACGCTCTCTGTTTCTTGCTCTCGTCCGGCTCGCCATAATCCGTGTTCGCCATGATGAACGCCCGCGATACGACGCCATCACTGCCGGTGCCGCCCTTCCTGATCGGCCTGGACTGGAGCTGCAGGAAAGCAGCCGGATCGTGCTCGGTGACGCGTCCGCTCCACAAGTCCAATTCGCCCATCTCACCGACCTGATTCGACTGGATGGCTGACGCGATGGCCGGATTCTTCCAGTAGGCGGTCTCCCCCTTGTACGCAGGGAATTCAATACCGTCGCCCACGAACGTCTCCGTGCCGCCGACGGTGCTAATCCGATAATCCGGGCTGATGCGCACGCGATGCCCGCTCGCGCGGGTCTGGAACGTGCCGGACAGCAGATTGCTTTTGCCTTCACCGTCCAGATGGACGGTCTGGTTATGATTGGAATCCCACATTTGCAGGCCGGCCGAGTTGAGCTTCACGCCAGTGTTCGCAGCCTCGGAGCTCTGGAATATCGCGCCCGTGAACACGTAGCCTCGGAACTGGCCCGCCGCCACCTTATCCGATGTGATAGTGCCAGCCGCGATCTTGACAGCCGTCACGCTGTTCGCGGCCAGCTTGTCGGCGGTGATCGCTCCGGACACGATCTTGTCCGCGTTCACGCTGTTGGCGGCGAGCTTGTCCACGGTCACGGACAATGCGGCCAGTTTCTCGGTGGTGATGGCCCCCGAGACGATGTTGCCCGCGTTGACCGCGTTCGCGGCGATCTTGCCCGCCACTACGCTGTTGGCCGCGAGTTTGTCGGCGGTAACCGCCAAAGCGGCCAGCTTGTCCGTGGTGATGGCACCGGAGGCTATCTTGCCGGCGACTATCGCGTTCGCCGCCACCTTGTCCGTGGTGATCGCGCCGGCCACCAGCTTCTCCGTCGTGATGCTGTTCGCCGCCATGTTGGAGGCGACCACGCTGCCGGAAGCGAGAATGTTCGCGGCCACGATGTTGCGCTCGTTCCACCGCGAACCGTCGAAGACGTACACGCCGATGAAACGGCTGGACAACGGCACGAGCCAGCTCGCGCTGTTGTTCGGCTCGCCCTCCCAACCCGTATAGAAGTCGGCCAGCAGGGACGTGCTGTCGTTCGCAGCGCCGGACCAGCGCGTCCAGTATTTTTGGGTTTTGTACCAGAAATCACCCTGACGCACGGTCACGCCGGAAAGCGTGGTCGGGTCGTCGGGCCCCTCGTACACGTTGTGCAGGCCGTCGAGGCTCTTGCCCACGGAATTGGCCTTGTCCAACGCGGACTGGGCCTTCGACGCGGCGTTCGCGATGTCGGACTTCGCCGACTCGATGGCCGCGCTGGCCTTGCCCGCTTCGTTTTTCGCGTTGGCCGCGTCCGACTTGGCCTGCGTGATGTCCTTCTTCGCCTGCGCGATGTCGCCCTGAGCCGCGTCCAGTTCCCTGTTCGCGTTATCGATGGCCGTCGTATTGCCGGCGATATCCTGCTTGGCTTGGGACAATTCCCTGTTCGCGTTGTCGATGGCGGTCTTGTTGTCCCGCAGATCCTTGTCGAGCCTGTCCAGGTCGGTCTGGGACACCGCGCTGGCGACCGTGATCGACGCGCCCACACCCCAATCCGACTTGTTGCCGCTATGGTCCACGGAACGCAACGCGAACCAGTAGACGCGATACTCCAATCCGGTGACGACGCAATGCCCGTCACGCGCCACGCTATCCCGGTATTTCCAGTTCCCGTTGGAGTCGCTGATGCCGACCTCCACGTGGTCGAAGTCCAGCTCCATGCCGCCGCCGGCATTGTTCCTGCCGTCCCACTGCACGTCCACCACACCCAATTTCGAGGTGAGTATCGGCTTGGACGGGATGCTCGGCGGCGTCACGTCCGACGCCACCAAAGCCACGACCACGTTCGACCAGTCACCCAACCGGTCGGAATACGTGGGAACCGCGCGCACGCGGAACTCATAGCGTTGCCCGCATTCCAGACCGCCGATGCCCAACGTGAGCCGCTGCGCGTCCGTCACGCCACCGGAAACCCACGGCGCACCAGCCGTGCTCTTGCGATACTCCACGCGGTAGCCCGAAATGTCGATGGCGGTGTCATCCGTCGCCTGAGAGACCGCGGCCCACTGCAGGGTAGCCAAACCCAAAGCCGTACCACGGGAGGAGATATAGGCGTCGGTCTGCACCACCAGACCAGTCGGAGCATTCGGCACACGATGGTCCTTCTCGGGGGCGGGACGCCCGCCCTCGCTGCCGGCCAGTTGCGCGCCGCCGGTGATGCCGGCGATCTTCTTCGCGGCCCGCACCTGAGAGTCGTATACCTTGTCGTTGAGGGTAATCGAGGCCTTGAGTCCGTTGGAGTCGAGGCTGACGGTGACCTGTTGGATTCGCACCTTCTCGCCGTGCTGGACGGTGGGCGCGGTGATCCAGTCGCCGGGCCTGTAGTCCACCAGCGGCAGGCTGTCCGCGTTGGTGACGAGCAGCGACCGCGTGTACTGGCCGCGCACCCTCGCGCTGCTGGCGAGGGTGGTCCGCATGAACGACTTGGCAGTGGCCTCGTCGCTCACGCCGCCCTGCGAGACATAGGATTCCCAACCGCCCCACGGGGTCGGGGCCGCGGGATTCGACTCTCGGAATATGAGCCCGTTGTCGCCCTCCACGAGAATGTCGCTGGAGAGGTCTTCGATGCTTTCCTCTTCGGGTGCCTCGAGCACGTCGTGCGCCATGCTGACGTGCACGCGGCCCGACAGGTCGCGGCTCAGATTCGTGCTGTCGGCGTTCCAGATTCTGAGGGTACGGCCCTCGGTACGCCAGTCAATCGCGCCGCCGCCCACCATGCTCGAAAGCATGCTGTTCAGGCTCGTGCCCAACGAGTAGTAGAGCGTGTACACGCTCTTCCAGTTCGCGCCAGCCGCGTCCTTGCCGGTGTCGAAACCGGGGGCCAAAACGAGGCCGGCACCCTTGCGGGCCTTGTTCTCATCGAGAATCGTTCTGATGATGGTGCCGGGGTTCTTCGACAGGAACGCGCGCTTGCCCTTGTTGTCGCCGTCCGCTATCAGATGCGCGGTGTCGTTGTTCAGAATCTTGTTGGCCAGCCAGCCCATGCTCTGGCAGGTGAGCGTCACCGTGTCCGACACGTCTTCGGCGTTGCGGGAGCGGCCTATGAGCAGGTAGCGGCAGTTGTAGGGTTCGCTCCATGCTCCGCCGTCACTGACCTCGAGCCCGATCTCGAGCCCCTGTTCGAGGCCGCGTTTCAGGATTCCGCCGCCGACGGTACGACGGCTGTAGACGACCTTGAGTGCTCCGAGGTCGTTGTTGACGATGCTCGCGTCCCATGAGAGCGGGGCGGGCAGGTTGCCGAGCCTGCCTCCGTTGGGCAGGTAGGCGACGAGACGGGCATGCAAGGTCTTTACCATAGGTGGACTCCAAACGTTAAAAACCGGCGCGGAAATTGCATGACGCCGGAGAAATTGCATAGAAGGGGAATACGGTCTACCACCATGCGCGGCGCGCGTGCACGAGCAGCGGCTCAGCCGAACCGGTGAGCTTTGACGTGAGCCGGTAGCCGTTGTCCACCGGGTTCGGCCAGCATTGCAGCAGCCCGTTGGCCGGGTAATCCATGCCGCCGGTCACGTCCGTGCCCGATTGCGTCCACTGGTGGTCCGACGTGGACTGCCATGCGAGGCAGTTGCCCACGTCCACATACGTGTAGGCGTTCGCGTTGGCCGCACCCTGCCAGATGACGCCCGTGTTCGACGTGGGGTCGGTGACCGAGGCGCTGCTCACGCCCTTGGGCAGCCGTATTATCGGATCGGTGACGGGCGCGTCACCGAACATGCCATCCGGTATGCCCGACGACAACGGGATCAGCAGCGACGGCGAATTGTTCGGCTCACCAATCCACATGGTCACGAAATCCGCCATGAGACTGGTCGAATCGTTCGCCGCGCCACTCCAGCGCGTCCAGTATTCCTGCCGCCATTGCACGGCTGACGGCCACAGCCAGTCCGTTGTGTTCGCCGCCACCTGACGGTCATACGCGACCGGATCGCGCCACCACACCTGGGGCATGGCGAACACCGCCGTGAACGGGGTGAGCCTGTCCAGCACGGTGCCTCCGTCGTCGGCCTCGAGGCTGGCGAGCTCCACGACGGCCTGCTGTCTCCGCCCGTTGACCCGACGGCCCAATGTCAGGCTTGGTGCCGTGCACAGGCGCGCCAGGCGGCTCGAATCCAAACCCGCGGCATCAGCGCGGCCCAATGCTCCCGCACGGAACGCGGTGACCTTGAGCGTCACGCTGCGTTCCTCGAACGATGGGGCGAAACCGGATGGTATCGTGCCATGCCGGAACGGGGCGCTGACCTTGCTGCGGGACACGGAGACCCCAGCGAACAGGGTGCTGCCCAACGTGACCCGGCAATACTGGGAGTCGAGGGCCACGCCGTTGAGCGCGTAATCGACACCGGCCATAAGCAACCCCCTTTAGATTCCGACCGTCAGCTTGTCGAGACTGTCGTTCGTGGCGAGTGGCCACGGGTCGGCCTGCGGATAGTAGTTGGTGATGTTCACGTTCGACGCGCCCGCTTGCGGTTGCATGGCGTCCGTGGACGGCGTGTACACTATGCGCCGGTTCATCGTGGCCGCGTCGTACGTGCGGTTGGCGGGCAGCAGGTCGTTGATGTCGGGCATGAGCCCGCCGATCATGCTGCCCATGGAGGCGTTCACATAGCGTGCGGAAGCGTCGATGCCGTTGGCGAGGCCAAGGCCCATCATCATGCCGATCTGGTCGCGGAACAGGCGTGAGGGGGAGTGGATGCCGAGCATGCGCTTCACGTTGGCGATGGCGGCATTCATGCCGCCGAGAATCGCCGAGCCGACCCGGCCCATGCTGCCCATGATGCCGCTGACGATGCCCTCGACGATGTTGCGTCCGATGGACACCACACGGCCCGGTATCGAGGCGAGCGTGTTGACGATGTTGCTCAAAAACTGTCGTCCGGCGTTGAGCGCGCCCTGCCCCATCTGACCGGCGAAGGCCCCGACGTTCGATATCACGCCGCGCAGGTAGGCGGCGATGCATCCGGGCAGCTGAGATACGAACTGGATCACATTCCGTATGAAACTGCTGCCGGCCTGCGCCGCGTTCGACGCCATCTGTCCTGCCCAGTTGGCCGCGCCGGTCAGCACGTTCACGAGGAACGCCCATATCCTGCCGGGCAATTGGGAAATGAACGTGGCCATGTTGTTGAGGAACTGGCTTCCGGCCTCGCTGGCCTTGCCGGCCATCTGCGCCACCCAATTGGCCGTGTTCGTGACGGTGGCGACCAGCCAGTTCCAGATATTGCCTGGCAGCTGGGATATAAACGTGCCCGCGTTCTGCACGAACTGTGTGCCAGCGTCGATGGCCTTCTGACCCATAAGCGCGACCCATGCGACCACGAACGTGATCGAATAGGACAGCCAGTAGGCAATCGTCTCAGGCAAGTGCGTGATGAAGTACACGACGTTCTGCACGAACTGGTTCCCGGCGGTCCACGCGGATTGCGCGAGACAGGTGGCCCATTCGCCCACAGCCGTGAGCAGGTTCGACAATGCGCTGCCGATACGTTCCGGCAGCCGCTGAAACCATTGGACGACGGACTGGAACGCATTGGGAAGCGTCTGCGTGAAGAAGTTCGCGATGTTCTGGCCGAGACTGGTGACGGCATCGACCGTCTTCTGCCATGCAGAGGAGACGAACGACGTGAACGCCGCCCACGCCTTGCGACCCGTCTCAGTCTGCGTGAAGAACCAGACCAGTGCGGCGACCAGCGCCGATATCGCGGTGACGACCAGCATGATTGGGTTCGCGTTCATAGCCGCGTTCAACAGCCACTGCTTTGCGGCGGCGACGGTGTCAGCGAGGCTGAACGCCTTGATGAAGCCGACCACGGTCGTGATGATCGAGAACAGCTTGAACGCGCCATATCCCGCCATGACCGCGACCGCGAGCGCCTGCATCCAGTCGGCGTTCTGCTGGACGAACGTGCCGACCGACTGGAGCATGCCGCCGATGCTGCCCAGAATATTGGAGAGCTGCTGGGCGGCCCCGCCGGCACTGTACGCGCCGCCGGTGAAGCCGAGCAGGCTGCCGATGACGCCGGCGAACGGGCCGACGACCGAACCGACCGCGCCGGCGATGCTTTTCACCCCGTTGGCGAACGTCTGCACGCCCTCGGTTTTCATGAGCGCGCCCGTGAAGTCGTTCACCCACTGCATCGCCTTGCCGATGCCGTCGCCCAACGCGGTGACCGCTCCGGTGATGTACGGTTTGACGGTGTTGACGATGTTCGCCGCACCGTCCACGATGGTGGCCTCGAGATTGCCGAACGCGCCCTCGAACGTCTGCGTGCTTTCCGCCGCCTTGATGGCACCGTCGTTCATGCCCAGTTGCATGAGCGCGTCGTTGAACTCCTGTGAGGTGATCTCTCCATTGGCCATCGCGTCGCGGAAGTTGCCCGTGTACGCGCCGTTCTTGAGCATCGCCTCCTGGAGCTTGCCCGAAGCGCCTGGGATCGCGTCGGCCAGCTGGTTCCAGTTCTCCGTGGTCAGCTTGCCTGCGCCGGCGGTCTGGGTGAGCATCATCGCGACGCTTTTGAACGTTTCGCTGTTGCCGCCCGCGACCGCGTTCAGGTTGCCGGCCGCTTCGGCGAGCTTGTCGTAGTTCGGCACGCCGTTGGCGGCCAGCTGGGCGGTGGTGTTGCGGATGTCGTCGATGCCGTAGACGGTCTTGTTCGCGTACTCCTGCGTGGACGTGGTCAGTTTCTTGATCTGGTCGGCCCCGACGCCGGCGAAGTCCAGTGTCTGTGCGAACTTCTGGGTCGAATCCGATGCGTCGAGGATCTGCCCGGACAGGCCGGAGAACACGCCGATGACCTTCGTGGCGATGCTGGATGCGACGCCGCTGATCACGCCGAGCTTCGCGGAGAATCCCCTGGAGAAGCCGCCGCCGGCGGTGTCGCCGGCTTTCTGGCCGACCGATTTGGATGGCCCGTCGAACGCGCTTTCGATGGCCTTGCCCACGCCCTTCATGCTGGGCACGATCTGCACGTACGCCTGAGCCAGCTGGTATGCCATGACCGTGCCTCTCTATTCGGTTATTCGTTGTGGGTGAAGGGTTTCGTCTCCACGTCCGTGAAGTCGCGGCTCATGAACTCGTCGAGTTCGGCGACGGTCAGGGCCATGGGCTTGATGGTGCGCGTCCTGCGCGTTGCTTCCCCGGAGTCCTCCGGATTGGAGGGGTTCGCGACGGCATGGCCGCTTCCGTTGCCGGGTCGTGGCAGCGGTTCGGGTTGTGGGCCGCGTTTCTTCGGGTCGGCGTTGCCCCACATCCACATGTTCATCTGGTCGATCCGCGCGGCCATCAGATACTGGTCGAGCGTCCAGGCGGCCGGAACGTCCAGCCTCTGCCACACCAGTGAGCCCGCAGGCAGGTTCACCGCCAGCGCTGCCGCTTCCAATGGATACAGCTCATAGACGCTAAGCCCGTATACGCGCCGCATGTCCGCCGCCAACTGGTCGGGGCAGGCATGCAGCAGGTATACGAGCGTCAGGAGTTTGGGGATTCCTCGTTCAGACGCGCGAACAGTTCCTGCAGGAACTCGCCCATGGCGTCTCCGGTGATGCGTCCGGTTTCGGGGTCGCGCAGACGGTTCTTGATGCGCCCGTAGTCCTTGGCTGAGAACATGCCGCGCAGGAACGGTACCACGCTCAGCGCATTGTTCTGTGGGTCGGACTGGAGGTCGTAGAGGGATTCCATGAGCTCCCAGTCGTCCAACGACCGGGGGTCGATTGTCAGGGCCACGCCCTTGACGGTGACGGTGCGCGGCTTGTCCTGCGCGGGCCTGTGATCCTGCGGCACGGCAGGATGGTTTGTATTGCGGTTGCGTTTTCGTGACATGACTTCTCCAAAAAAAATGAACCGACTTCAAAAATCAGTGGGGTTCCCGCGTCGCGGAAGTCGAGTGAAGCGCGACGCGGGAAGAACCGTTACTCGGCGGCCGGCGTCTCCTCGGCGGGTTCGGCGGTCTCCTCGGCGTTGACCGGGGCCACGACCTTGCCGGTCAGGGCCTCGGCGTTGACACTGCTCTCGGACGCGCTGGCCGCGACGCCGATGTATTCGATGGCGGTGACCCCGTTGCCCATGTCGTTTGCGGACACGGTGACGTCGTACACCTGAGCGTCGCCCGCATGCACCTGTCGGTCGCCGAACTCGGCGCGCGTCGCGTTGCCGATCACGAGACGATCCTTCACGTCACCGGTCATCGCGATCTCGAACACGAGCACGAAGTCCTCGTCGGAGGGCATCTGGTGCTTGATGGTCATGCTCTTGTCCGTGCCGGTGACCGCGTCCGAGTTGTAGCGCATCTTGGCGGCCTCGACGCGCAGCACCTCCAGCAGCGCGAACTGGTAGGACTCGGCGTAGCTGGTGATGACCTTCATCACTGTCGTGCCGTTGGCGTCCTTGATCTCGGTGGTGTCGGTGTCGGTCGTGTTGGTCAAACCGTCCTCGGACAGGTAGCCGAGCAGCTTGAACGCCGCGGCCAGCGGGGTGGAGGAATCGGTGGGCAGCGCGGTGCCGAACGGTGCCCAGTAGGCGTAGCCGCCGACCCTGAACTTGCCCAACGACACCATGGTGGAATCGTTGGTTGTGGAACCAGCCATGATTTAGACCTTTCGTTAGTCGTCTGATTTGACGGTGAGTTGTATGAGTATCTGGTAGCGGGGCCGGCCGTCCGGCATGGGGAAATGCGTGCGGCCGGTGATGTCGATGTCGGCGACCTCGGGCAGCTCGACGATACGTTTGAGACGGGGGAGTATGAGCTTCGCTGCGGCCTCGGAGACCAGCCAGCGCGACTCGCCCCACACCTGCACCGCGATAAGCGGCAGGCTGCGGAACCGTTCGTCCGAGCCTCCCACCTGTTCGACGGTGACGAACGGCATCGGGTGCGTGGCCGATGATTCGGCGGGCACGTCGAAACTGGCCGGATATTCGGCCTTGATCGTCGGGTCGGCGTTGATCCAGTCCATGACGAGTTTTTCAGCGTTCACGGCCATCAGCCGCCACCTCCCAAAGCCTTGGCCAACGTGTTGTGGGCCGAGTTGTCGACAAACGCCTGATGGTTCTCGGCCTGCACGAGGGCGATGGTGCCCACGTTCGACGGGATCGCCGGCAGCACCCCGTACTGGGGTTTGCCGCCATGCGAGTTGTGGCCGAGCGCGTTCGCCCTCGCCGCGACCCGTTCGGCCTCCGCGTTGACGGCACCGATCACGTGCGGCGACTGGCGGAACGCGGTGAACGCCGGCAGGTTCAGTTTCACGTTGCTTGACATGCGTCATCCCTCCGTATCCGTCAGTTCGACGCTCAAATTCCACCGGGTGGGGGTAATCCCGCCGTCGACCGGCAATGGGTCGCCTATCACCCGATAGTCGTGGCCGCGTATGGTGACCAGCGCATTCCTGAGGCTCCGGTACGTCCAGACCCTCGGTATTGCGATCGTCAACGCGGCGGTGATACCGGCCGGCCGTGTGGAGTCGGCGGCGTTCTCGTCGGCTCCGGGCTTGACCAGCACGTCGTCGATGGTCTCCGTTTCCGTCCTGCAGACGGGCTTGTTGCCCCCATCCACCTCGCCGGTCGGCACGCGCCATGTGACGGTGATGGTTTCGCCATGCAGTCTCATGGGTTCACGCTCCCGTCGGACAGGTCGATGCTCCACATGCGTTGCACGCCGCAGCCCAGCGAGCGTTTCTCCGATTTCGTCAGATACAGATCCCCGTCAGGGTTGCTGTAGCTGTTGGCCTCGGTGAAACCGTTCGCGGTCTGCGTGGATTGGGTGACCCCGGCGACGTCCTCGTTGAGCATGGCCCTTTTGACCATCGCGCAGCAGATACGCCGCAGCGTGGTCTCCGAGGCCTGAGCCCAATTGGGGCAGTCGGTGATGATCTTGTCGCTCGCGTCGGCCAGCATCGTCTCCGCCTTGGCCCGTTCGGCGTCGGTGAGCTCATGCCAGCGTGAGGCGAGGTCGTCGGCGGTGGCGAACGGGGGAGCGGTCACGGTCATGCCCGGATCAGCGTCATCGGCCATGAGCGCACCTCCCCTCAGGCCGCGATCACACCGGCCGCACGCAGTTGGGCGAGCAGCGCGTTGATCTTGGCATTCGCGGTCGTCGTATTCGCGTCGGCGGCGAGGTCCGGTACGGCCGCACCCTGCTTGACTCCGCCCAACGCCGCAGCGGTAGCGGCGGGCAGCGTGTAGGCGGCAGGAATCGCCGGCTTGTTCGTCAAATCGTCGTACGAGCCGCTGAACGAGCTGGTGCCGGCACCGATGGCCTTGCGCGCCGCCGCAGCGTCAGTCGCCTTGAGCAGACTCTTGCCCGTATCCGTGGCACCGGTAAGCGTGTCGGCGGTCGGGGCCGTGACCGGGGCGACGAAGTCGAAGCCGCTGCCATCGGCCTTGACCTGCACGACCTTTCCGCGGCCGGCGGCGGCGGAATAGCCGCCGAGACTGGCCGGCGTGACGCTGCCCGCAGATGGGGTGGACGAACCGCCATTGAGGTCGATGGGTTTGCCCTTATCGTCGACGAACTGGGTTTCGATGACCGCCTGGCGGGCGGTGTTCGCCACCCCTGAGGTCAGGTGGTGGAATTCGACTGCCTGGCTCATCACTTGGCCGCCTTGCTGGCGGGTGCGTCGCCCTCGACCACAGCGAAGCGGTCGGTGAACACGTACCAGGCGTAGACGATCTCCAGTCGGAGCGCGATCTGGTTGTTGCGGCGCAGGTCGCCCTGCCCGTCCGGATCGCCGTAGGTGATGGTCTCCAACGGCAGATTGCGCTGCACGCCCCAATAGATGCCGTTCTTCCAGTCGCCGACGATCGCGCCGACCTTCGGCACCGTGTAGTCATCTCCGCCCGCGGGCGCGACGAACTCCGGGGCATTGACGGTGGTGGTCACCGATGCGGGAATGCCCTTGAACGAGTTCATGTTCACGCCGTAGCCCAGCTCCGGGTAGAGCGGGCGCTTCTGCGTGTCCTTCAGGGTGGCGAGGTCGAAGGCGTAGGAGCGGCTCATGGCGATGCCGTTTACGTCCCATCCTTCCTTGTCGTTGAGGATCAGGCCGATGGCGGTCTCGATGTCGGTGTCCGGATTGGCGGTGCGGGCCACGCGCTTGGTCGTCTTGTTCAGGTAGTTCGTCCAGGCCTTGATAGGCTTGCCGGTCAGCGGGTTGAGGCGGTAGAACAGGCCGAGGTCGAGCGCGCGGGAAAGCGCCTTGGCACCCTCGGAGGCGAGCTTGTTGATGACGCCGAGCTGGTAGTCGGAGTCGGCCCACTGCACCTCCTGGTTGAAGCGCATGGTGACCTGCGTCTTGTGGGGTGCGGTCTTGACCACTCCGAACGAGCCGGTGGTGCTGGACTTCTGCACGCCCTCGTCCACGAACTCCGCCTTCGGACGGTTCTCGAACGTGACGATGCTGGTCTCGCCGAAGCGCATCGCCTTCTGCTGGGAAAGCACGCCTACGGCGCTGCCGGACTGCACCTGGTCGACGATGCCGTCCGCGATCTGGTTGGGCATGACGGCGATGCCGCCTGCACCGAAAATAGCCATGATATTGGCTCCTTACTGTGAAATGGTTGGTTGCTAGTTGGAGAACACGTTGGAGGCGAACTGCAGCAGGTCGTTCGGCGCCACGTCCGGCTGCTTGCCGGGGTTCTTGACCTCGGGGAGCTTCCTGCCGGTCTGAGCGGCCACGTATTCGCTGATGGACTTCGCGTTGGCCTGCATCTCCTCCAACGTGGAGCCGGTGATGAGGTTCGCGGGCAGTCCGGTTTCGGAGGCGACCTGCGAACGCCATGCGTTCGACTGCTTCTCCGCCTTGAGCTCTTCGAGCTCCTTCTGGAGCTTCGCGGTCTTGGCGGCGGCCTTCTCCGCGTCGCTCATCTGCGACTGCTTGAGCTGTTCCAGCTCGTCGGCGGCGGTCTTGTTGGCCTTGGCACGCTTCTCCCACTCGCGTGAATGGGCGATGGCCTCCTCGTATTTGGCCTTGTAGTCGATGTCCTGCGATTCGCCGTTCGGCTCCTGTCCGGACTGTTGGTTTTCGGCCATGATTGTTCTCCTTATGGGTTGACGGGCCCTTTTCGGGCATAAAAAAACCACCCGTGCGGGTGGTTACAAAAAAATGTCGCTCTCGCTTAAACGAGAACGTCTCCGGGGAAATCCGTCCATGGGCGCGGTTTGCCGATATCGAGCCAATGCTGGATATCGGCTTTCAGCTTTTCGTCATCGTCCGGATATGTTTCGCCGAAGTGGAAATAGATATCGTGGAATCTGCGGGCGTACTCGTCGAGCAGCGCATCGACTTCGTCACTCCAGGGCTTTGCCATTCAGCGCCTCCTTGACCATCCCGTTGAACATTTTCGTGGCGTTGGGGAAATACTTCTCCATTATCTCCCATGAATGCTCATCGGTTATCTGCGCCGCCATCATCTCGGCGAACGCTTCGGCCTCCTGGTTCCCGCTGGATTGGAAATACCCTTTTCTGTGCCCGAAACGGGAAAGCAGATAGGCGTAGTCGTCTCCTTGGCTTCCAAGGCCGGCCTGGAACATGTCATGGATGGAGTGGTCCCCTTTCTTTCCGAGGTCCGCGGCGACGTCCATATAGAGTTGCCCAAGTGCGGCCTCTCGTCTGGCCTTGAGGCTGCCTCCCTGGACTTTCGCCAGACGCTCGTTGAAGGCTTGGCGCGCATCGGTGCTGAGCATGAGGGCGAAGGACTGCCCTTCGCGTGACAGCGCGGAGAAATACATCTGGGCCTTATCGTCACCAAGTATCCAATCCAGCATGTGGGAGCATTCATGGACAAGGGTGTTGTATGGCGGGTGGCCCGGCTGGTGTTTTCCTACGGCGGCGAGATTCAGATATATGCCGCCATCCGAGGGGCTGAAATGGGCTTCGGTGTCATTGGGCAGTTTCGTGTCGAGTATCCTGTACTCGTTCGTGCCTCTGGAGAAGAGCTCGGCCGTGTCGTGATGCTTGGAATCGTTAAGCAGCTTGTTCAACGCCGAAACATGCCGCGAACCTATGGTCGCGGCAAAATCCGACTCCTTGGCGACACTGATTTTGTACGGCGCAAACGAGTCGTTGTACCGGCCGGGCTGGGATTTCATGGCCGTGAGGATTTCCTTGAGCGTGGGCTGTTCGGATTCCATGGAATCACGGGCCTCGAGATACTCCCTGTACAGCCCGTCCGGGTCGTAGCCCTCGATTTTGGGGTTCTTCCTGTCCCAGCTCGGAATGATCTCGCAGTCGCAATCCTTATGATATTGGCCGAGCGCCCCGGCCTTGTCCTCGCTAGCGTAAACAAAGCCACGGGAGGCGAGCATGGCGCAGAACGCGCACGTCTTCGCACCGGACGGTACTCGTGCGTACCGGGGCTTCGACGGGTCGTGTTTGGAGGCGCGCATGATGGTCTCGCGACCACCGGCCTTTACCCAGCTGTCCATGCTGGCGTGCAGCCCGCGTTTCGCGGCGTCGTAATCGGGGCCGCGGCCGGTTTTTTCGTCGTCCCAAAGGTGGCCGGCGAGACGACGCACCGTCTTCCTCATCGGCACATCATCCGGGTCGTAGCGGCTGTCTACCGTGTAGTCGTCGTCTATGATCCACTTGTGGCGCACCTTCTCATACCATTCGGCGGCGGCCACGCTGTCGATGTTGCCGTATTTGCGGGCTATGGCGGGCACGAGCTCCAGCAGGGCGTCGCGCTGGTCGGCGGGATCGTCATACATGTTGATGACGGTCTCGAACACCTTGTCAAGCTCGCTCTGAGCCTGGGCCACCACCGACTGGTTCGCTTGGCTGAGTTTGTCCACTTGGTTGCGGCTGGGCGTTCGGCTGCTGCTGTCTGTCATCGACGCCTCCGTTCACCAATCGGTCGAGCACGCTGCCGGCCTTGTTCGCATTGACGGCATTCATGATCTGTGTCACATCGCTTTGGGGGAATCCGGCGTACCGCCAGCCGACCTCGGATTCGGCGAACGCCGGCTGCACGCCGGCTATCTTCGAGAACGAGTCGGCGCGGGCCGCGTCCGACACCTCGCGGGTCGGTGCCCATACCGGGGTGATGCGCGCGAGCTCGGTGGAATCCAAGTCCAGCGCCATGCCCACCGCGTCCTTCAGGGCGCGGGAGAACAGCCGGTTCTGACGGTCAGCCTCGCGGCTGAGCTTACGTTCCGCGGCGGCCATGGCCTCGGCGGATGCGGGATTGTCCATCGTGATGCCCAGATCGTTGACGGGCACGTTCGTCTCGGAGGCCACCAGCATGGCGATGGTCTTGAGCATGTCCGAATGCGGTTGCATCGAGGCCTGTTGCACCTGCTGCAGGGTGGGCACGTCGCCGTCCTCGTCCTTGCTGATCGCGTTGATGGCGCTTATCAGGCTCTTCCACGTGTTTTCACTGAAGGCGTCGCGGTCGGCTCCGAGGAACCAGAGTTTCGGGGCCGCATAGAATTCGGCGTTCGCCTCCATTCGAAGCATGGTGCGCACGCCGATATCGGTCAGGGACATCAACGGGCGTGTGATGCGCGAACGGCCGAACGGTCGGTTCAATTGCGGGTCGTAGCACAGGGAGACCACCGTGGGCCTGCCGTAATTCGTATCCTGGCATTCCGCGGACCACTTGCCCATACTGTTCGAGCACACGTAGACGCGGTTCGGCAGCCACACGTTGAAACCGGTGATGACGCCATGCTCGTCGGCGTCGGTGATGGTCAGCGCGTATCCGATCCGGTTGTTGACCGAATCCCATATGGCCGCCGACCAATCCGCCGAACGGGGAATGATGGTCACCCCGCCAATGGTGCGGCTGATGGTGAGGAACGCGCATGAATGCGTGTAGGCGCTCACCACCGCCTGCGAGACGACGGTGTCCAGGGCGTTCGACTCGAACACGCCGGACACGTCGGCGGCCAAGCCCTCATCAGAGCCTCCGTCGACGCTGAAGCCCTCGAACGCGCTCAGGTCGGCGAGCATGCGCACGGCCTTGGCCGGCCAGCCGATCATCACGGACACGTTCGACCTGATCTTGTCGGGAATGCTGATGCCGAAATCCTTGACCCGTTCGTGCGCCGAATAGTAAAGCGAGCGGAGAATATTGCCGTTCTGCTTCTGCAACCACACCCGCAGCAGACGCTCGATGATGTCCCAATCAGCCTCATCGATGCCTTTTATAGCTCGAATGGAGGGAAGGGATTCGCTGGCGAGGAACGGTTTGCCGCCTGCGGCGGTCACGATTTCACTGCTGACCATCAGACCATCACCCTCTGCTTCCTGCCCGGTTTGCGTTTGCTGACGAATGCCCCGTGCAATGCGACCGTGCATGCCTGCAACGGCGAAATGTCGATGTCGGAGCCTTTCTTGTTCCACGCCTTCAGCCCGTTGGGGCCGATGTCACGCAACGTGACGCCATGCGCGGCCATGGACAGTTGCGGCTGGTGCTCCGCGTCCAAATGCTGCAGGGTTCCGGCGTGGATCATGTCGAGCACCCTTCCGGTCGCGGCACCCAGGTCACGTGACTGGGTGACGATCACTTTGATGTGTCGTTTCTGCAGGTCGGGCAAAAGGCTCATGGCCGGCGACTGCGCGTCGATGGCCACCGCGCTGGTCTTCGGCCAGCGTTCCGCAAGCCAGTCCACCGCCCACGCGGTGCCCGACTGTTTCGCATCACGGTATTCCTGCAGATTGATGAGCGCGGTGCCGTCATCGTGGCGCACGGCCATGCCGACGGCCAACGCGCTGCGGTCGGGCGGCATATCCAAACCGAACGCGAGCCGGCCGTCCAAGTCCGGCTGCTCGATGTTGCCGGCCTCCCACTGCTGCGGGTCTATGGCCGAAATGCTGTTTTCCGCATCCCAGATGCCCAAGCCCTCGCGGCGGAAGTTGTCATCGTCGCCGAGCAGCTTGCGCATGCGCAGGATAGCGGTCTCGGACGTGCGCTTCGGGAAACTCGGGTTCGCCTTCGCCCACTGTTCGCGGTCGTCGGGATCGCAGTCGGGGTCGGCGCTGAATTCCACGTACAGCATGCCGTCCGTGTGTTTGAGCCCGTCACGCCTTTTGTCGGCGAATGTTTCCGACGGGTCGCCGGGCTGCGGGGGAGTGCCCATGAACACGATCAGCGGATTAGGGCTCACGTTCGTGGCCGGGATCATGTCGTTCAACGCCTTGACGGTGAGGATCTGCGCCTCGTCGAAGATCTCCACGTCCACCGCGTCGAAGCCGCGGCCGAAGCCCTGCTCGCGGGCTCCGAACATGATACGGCTGCCATTGCGAAACGCTATCTCCTGCTGGCCGTTCGCACGCCGGATATGCTCCACATGCCCGGCCATCAATTTGTTTTGTGCGAAGCCGCACATCGACTGGAACGTCTCATCGGAGGTTCTGGTGCGGTGCGCGGTCCACAGCACCTTGAGGTTGGGTTGCATGGCGCACAGGAGGAACACGGCGGAGCCGATGGTGAACGTCTTGCCCACCTGACGGCATATCGATATGACAGTGCCGCCCTCGCCGCACGCATACAGGCCGTTCTCACGCTTGCCGAGCATGAGATACAGCAGTCCCTGCTGCCATAGGTCGTAGGTGATGCCCATGCGCGTGGCCGCACGCCGCAATTTCGGGAAATCGCTGGAGACGATGCCTGACGGCTGGGAAAGCACTCGGGCGAGCTCAGACAATCGACGCTCCGACATCATCCACCTCGCTTGATTCCACGGACTCGTCGCCGAACAGGTCATTGCCGCCGGACTGGGCTTCAAGCTCACGGCATACCGTGATGTACTGTCGGGATAACGCCGGCAGATCGGATGCGCGGGTGTCGGGATCGTCCAACGCCTTCTTCAGCACGTCGCGCGTGTGGCGCAGCACATCTTCCATCGGCTCGTCCATCATCCGCTCGAGCTCACGGTTCGTCGGCAAAGGCGCGGGCTTCGCTTTCACCTTCGGTTTTGGTTCAATAGGCCTGTTGCCGGCCTTCCTCTGCCGGTACGCCTTCTGCTTGCATTTCGAAGAACAGTATTCGGCACCCTCTCGCGCGTCCTTGGGCAGCGGGGAGCCGCACACCGTGCAAATCCTCGCCATAACGCCTCCTAAAAATCGTTGCCGATGCCGTAACGCGTTACCGTTACCGAAACCGTGGGGAGATATCGGCTCTATGCGCCGGGGGGAGCCACTGCCGGTGGGGTGTGGTGTACCGCCCTGGGGTCACACGTCGAGCCGGGTGAATGGGATTGAAGTTGGTCGCGCTTGCATGCCTTTACCTTTGCCGTTGAGAATATTGGCGACTTCCCTGCGCGCCCATTCCAATGTGTGTATGCCTTTGACCTGGTTGCACCATCGATGTGCGGCTCCGCTGTTGTTGTAGGTGAGCGTGCCACCTCGTGCCAACGGTATTGTTTCGTCGAGCACGTAGCTCCATGGGTCGGGAGACTTGAGGCTGTAGTCGATTGGTCTGCCGCAGATGTAGCAGCATGTGTTGGCGGCCTTGACCCGTGCCCTGTTCTGCCTGCGCCTGTGCCCGTTGCGCTGGCGTGGGTTGTATCCGTTGCTGGCCATTGTTGTTGCCTCGTGTTCGTTGGGGTTGTTGGCGTGTCGTGGTGTTCTCCACTTGCATATCTATAGTAGTTGTGTTACTATAGATATGTCAGCCAAGGAAAGGAGGTGAACATGAAATGGACGGACGTCGTAACCGCGATCAGCGCAGTGGTCAGCAACGTGCTGTCGCTCGTGGCGATAGTCATCTCGCTGCGCAGGCCGCCACAGCATAAGCGGTGACGCAAGAGGGTTCCGAATATCCCAAGTATCCGGAACCCTCCGGTCCATCCTATTTCATGGAGCATCATGAAGACAACAAGAATGTTCGCGATCGCCGGCGTCGTATGCGCGCTGGTGTCGCTGTCGCTCGGGTTCGCGGGCAAGGCGGTCCCGGCCGGCCTGTTCGGGCTTGCCGCGGGACTGTGGTGCATCGCCACGGCGGTGATGGGAGGCCGGGAATGACGACTGAATACCTCGGCGTCAAGCAGGTCGCCGAACGCCTCGGCATCACCAGCGGCGGCCTGCTCAACCTCAAACTCCCGGAGCCCGACGCAATGATTGGCCGCACGCGCGGCTGGCTTCCCGAAACCATCGATGAATGGAACGCCAACCGGCCCGGCCGCGGCGTCGGGGGAGGCAGGCCACGCAAACACCATGAGGACGAAAGCGAGGAGTAACATGCTTGTCCGCGGAGGTATCGATATGTACGGGATAAGAATACCCGGGCGTCTTGCCGAGAGGATCGACATGCGATCCACGATCGAACTTCTGCCGCATGAATGCGACGCCATCAACGTCGCACTTGATGCAATGGCAAAGGAGTTCGACAGACGGCCGCCTCTGATACGGAATTCGGCTCTTTTGGTGTTTATCCCGGGTTCAGGGCTTTCTCTGACGTACGACGAGAACGCCTTGGGCGTCACGAAGTCGGTTCTTGTCTTCCGTGTGGGGTTGTGGCGACAACTATATCCCGGTTCTGACGGCGCGCCGATTCTTTCGGTGATCGAGGAAATGTGCCATTGTTTTTATGGCATTGCCGACGAAACCGAAGTGAAGCATATGGTATCCGATATAGTGCGGCGATATATCAATCCGGACAAGACCTTTGAGACCCTGTTTCCGAATTGGCCGGCCGGGTGATCGAATCCCGACATACCGAGACTAGGCGGCACCCACCATCCACATGTCCCGTGCGGCGGCCGGCGCGTCCTAAGCGTATCCCGGGGCTGAGTTCCTCGGCCATGTCGATGAGCATGTTCGCGAACCGGTCGCGAATCCATTGCTCGTCTATATCGACGTTAATGGGATGTGTCATGCGATGCTCCTTGTCGGACTGTGATGTGTTCGGTGGCTTGGACGGGATTCGAATTCGCGATCCAGTTGTCGTGTTTGCTGGCTGTCACGCTATCCCAGCGCGACCGGTTAGGCCTCTACCGTACGCAAGCCGTGGCATGCGCGGTTGGCTTCGATCCAACGACCTGCGGTTTTGGAGACCGCTGCTCTACCTGCTGAGCTACGCGCATAGGTGGTCATGCCGGTTGATTGCCATGGCGCATGACCGTGGGTGGATATGAGTAAAGCCCCTGAGATGTTTATCCCAGAGGCTTTCACACTTATCCTGATACGGAGTATACCACGGGGTGGATTCACCCTACTCCTGTCTGTGTTTTGTTTTTTCAGGCGGCTTGGATGGTGAGGCGTCCGCCGAGGGCGTGGATTACCTTGGCGATGGTCTGGAAGCTGGGGTTTCCGTCCTTGCTGAGGCTTTTGTAGAGGCTTTCGCGCCCCACGCCCGCGTCCTTGGCGATCTGGGTCATGCCTCGAGCCTTGGCGACGTTGCCGAGTGCGGCCTGCATGAGTGCGGGGTCGTCGTATTCGGCTATGGCGTTGAGGTAGGCGATGATGTCCTGTTCGTTTTCGAGGTATTCGCTGGTGTCGTAGTCGGTGATTTCGGTGCTCATTGCTGCTCCTTGTAGTCGTCGAGTATGGCGTGGGCTTGTTTGATGTCGGTCTGCTGGGTGCTTTTGTCGCCGCCTGCGAGCAGCAGCATGAGCACGTTGCCGCGCGTGGTGAAGTAGACGCGGTATCCGGCTCCGATGTGGAACCGCATCTCGCTGACCGGGCCTCCCACGGGTTTGATGTCGCCGAACGGCCTGCCGGCGAGCTTGCAGGCGTCGAGCCGGGCTTGGATGGCGGCTTTCGCCTCGCGGTTCCTGAGTTTCTTGAACCACTTGCGGTATTCGGCGGTTTGCTTGATTTCCATACCCTTATTGTATCTCACAGGCTACACTATGTCAAGCCGGGCGGCCGCTGGAACCCATCGCCAACGCCAGAATCTCCCGTATGTTGAACTCCCAGTAGCCGTCATCGACCGGCTTGCTGCTGGGCAGCTTGCCGCGGTTGAGCCAGTTGCTGATCTGCTTGCGGCTGACCTCGTACCCGTAGTTGTCCTTGAGCCATTGGCTCATGCCTGCTGGTGTTTTGGTCAGGTGGATTGCCTCGGCCTTGTCTCGGCTTTGCTCGCGCAGCTGTTGCACGTTGATGGGGTTGCCGCATTTGCACAGCAGCAGCGATTCGCCCTTCGCGGCCATGATCTCGCGTCCGCATTCGGGGCAGACGCCGATTATCCGGCGCGTGCGTGGCCTGCGGTCCACGAGCGGTTCGATGCGCTCGCAGGTGTGGATGAGCCATGTCAGCCAATGTCCCGAACGGCTGGCGCGGCATAGGTCGGGCAGTCGTCGTGGCGAGTCCCTGAGCAGGGTCTGCCATCTCGGACGGCTTTCCACGCCGGTTTCGTTCCACATGTCCTGCAAGCCGTCCTCGATCTGGTCGAGCATGTCCTGCGCGTGGAGGTTGATGGGCGCGGGCGCCGCGCCTCCTTGCGGTTTGCCGCCCGCTCCGGGTTCTCCGAGCTTGTAGGCGTGACGGGACACCTGTTGCAGGAGCATCATGTCATGGCGGAGCCGGTGGAGTGTTTTCGCGTACTGGCGGCGGCAGTTCCGGCAGAGCGTCCATGGTGCCTCGACCTGCTGGTTGCCGCAGTATTGGCATGGTTCGGTGGTGATGAACATTGTTTGAAACCCTCCACGTTCCGGCTATCATGGTGCTTGGTGAGCGTGCCCTCCATCTTTTCGGTGGAGGGTTTCGTTTTTTTACGTTGGATTCAGTGTTTTTACGCTGAATTCAGTCATGTATTCGCGTGTGTTTATCGGTATTTTTTCAGATTAGTGGTTCGATGAATTCCGGCATGGAATCGTCCTTGTATGGTGCGGGCGTTTCTGGATGGGCGATGATGTACAGCACCTCATCCAATGGCACGCCGAGCAGTCTCGCCGTGTATTCGGGCGTGGCCGCTTTGCTCCGATGCCATTTGAGTATTTCCTCGCGTTTGAGACTGCTTACGCTCATGATTCTCCTCTTCCGTAGGGATTGTTGACCGAGTATGCGTCGCGCCCGTAGTCGCGTGACAGTTCCTCCAATTGCCCGACCGTGAATCGGCATCCCACGCCGTGCTCCTCCGCGTCCACTGCCACGCAGCCGAGCTCGAACGCCCGTTCGGCCACCTGCCGGTCGTGTTTGTCTATGGCGGGTTTGAAAGCCGCCAGCAACAGGTCTTCGCTGTACAACTCGCCTTGTTCCCAGACGGAATCGCAAGCCATGCGCAGCAGTTCCCTGAAATCCTCGGGAATATAGTCTGGATGAATTGTTTCGTCGTGTCCGCTCATTGTCCGCCTCCCATTTCCTTCTCTCGCGCCATGATCTCCACGTCGTCGGCGAGCATCCTCAGCACGCCGGCGAGCGTGCCATACGATTCGGCGGTCGGATACACCGTCTTGCTGACATACACGTCCCACCTGTCGGAACCTTGATGATTGTCGGCCTTGAGGATGATGAGCGGGTCGGCGTCGATGAAACGACCGTCCTTCATGCCCCGCACTTTGAGCATCAGACGTATCGAATCCGCCTGCTCGCTCGTGTTACCCAAAATATCCAGAGTGCTCATCGTCCACCTCGCAGTTCCTTCTCCTCGTTCGCGATTGATTGGAGGATGTCCTCCAGGTCGCCGAGCTCGTTCCGGCTCAACCGGATGCGGCGGATGCTGTCGCCATCATGAGTGGCCAGCACCCATGAGCGGGTGCCGTGTCGGCCGTCTCCGGGAATCCAGCTCAGGGTCACATGCCCGCAGGAGGCACCGGTGACCATGCCGCACCGTCGTTCGATCTCCACGTCCGTCGCCTTCATCGTCTGCCTCCCAGACTCTCGCGAATCCGCTCCACATCAGCATTCATCGTCTGCCTCCGTGACTTCCTCGCCGACTGGTAGGGTGCGATAGATTTTTGTGATTCGCCACGTGCCCGGCGTCTCGTGGATATGCTTCACAGCGGCCTCATAGGAATTGAAAGTGACGGTCGGATACAGCATCTCGATAGCCGAATCGACCAGATATTCTTCCTTGGTCTCCAACTTCATCGTCCGTCTTCCTGACTCATGTAGGTCAACGTGAAGCATTTATCACCGTTGCATATGCGGTTCCAAGCGGCGATATTGTATTGCAACTGATACGGGGCGGGCTTCCGTGAACAACCTCCCTCGAAGCCGAGCCCGCAGACAGTGCAGCGGAACATCACGATAAAGAACGTGTATTCAGGCAACCCCTGCACGCCGTCCCGCTCCCATTTCGCCTTGACCTTGCCCCCACAACGAGGACACGGGCTAATCCTGTGGAACCTCACCAGACTCACCTCCCTCAAGAGGCGCGTTCAAATCCACCTGTTCGATACGCGCACGCTCCTGTAAGATGTTCGCGTATGCCCCCATCGCGTACAATTGGCTTTCAAGGAGCTGGAAGGAGCACGCGGGCGTGAAGTCCAACGTGCCCTCCGCGTAGCCCTCAAGCATGTGCGCCAGCTTGCTGATACGCTCCTGCAATTCTCGATGTTCGCGGATCATCCGCTGCTTGTAATCACTCATTGGTTGTCTCCTTCGGTTTGGTTTTGTAGTCTCGGACGATGCACACGCATCAGTCCATCCTTTCGTCCAACCATTCGATGTCCTCCCAGATCGAGAGCATGACCTGATCGAGAGCGCCCCTACTGCTCAATGCCCATACAGCGCCGTAGTTGGTGCGCTCCCGCACCGCCGTGACATAACCTTTGTCCGGGTAGACGTGGGATTCCGCAATCCAGTGGAACGGGAGCATCCCCTTGCGCAAAATCAAAGTAAAACGACTGTGCTCAACCTTGATGAAGCTCCTCATGTCGCTCATTCCTCCGTTGCCTTCATCGGGTAATTGATGTCCACAAGCAACTGTGTGTAATAGCTGAGCCCCTTCACGAGTTTGAACGGCTTCTGCGTCTCCGGGACTCTGAACGGTGGCTCGTACTCCCACCATTCGCGGCCGTCGTATTCCTCGCGGCGCAGGAACCCGCCATCCGTGAACACCACGACCAGATCGGCGGATATCTCCTGACCGCCGTATCCGTCGTCGTAATCGATGTCGAGCACCTTTTCGGCCTGACTCCACGGAATTCCCAGCTTCCCGTCGCGGGAGCCGACGAATCGAACGTCATCGGTCGAATGCCCGCTTTGTGATATCGCACCCTTGGTTTCACCTAAAAGATTCATTCTTCCGTTGCCTTCCTTGGTTGACTTCGTAAACCGCGCGGGCGAAGCCGAGCGGCGTCTTGCTTCGGTTGTTGGCTCTGTCCTTGCCGCTCATGTACCAGATACGATTCCGGTCAGGAGCCGGCAAGCTCATGTCCTGGCTGCGAGGCGGCATCTGGAATCCCCCCCCCGTCCAAAGGCACGTTTTTTTCGTGTAATTGTCCAAGGGCTCGTAGGCCGTGTAGTCGCACGGGTCGAACGTGTGGGAGGGTTTGCCAAAAACACGGCTGAGTACGCTCACCGGGTTCTCAACCATGTACGGGACGCCGCTCATTTCACCGATCACCCGGCATTGTTCGGCAACGCTCACGGCCTTCGCCTGAAACATGTGGTCGGCCTCGTACTTACGGGCGAACCATTGCGCTCCACTCACCGCCATATCCGTACATGGCGGGAACCCGGCCACGAACGCGAGCCGGCCGGAACGGACCAGTACGCTGATCTGGTCGAACGCTTCCTCGATGGTGCAAGCCAGTTTCAGGTAGGCACCGTCTTCATGGTCGCAACCATGCTGCGGGTCCACCAACACGGCTTGATACCCGTGTTCCACCCAAGGGCGGGCCATGACACCGGTCAGGTCGCATAGGCACAGAATCGTGTCACGCATCATTCCTCGATTTCTTCGCCATTCGTTGCAGATCTCTTTCGCAGAGCCGATTCAACACGGGGTATAGCCATGCAGGCGGGGTCATGTGATTCCACACGGGGCATTTCTTCCAGTGTTTTTCGGCTCGGGGGCATCCGTATTGCCCGCAGTAGGGACATCGACGGTTTCGGCATTCCAATTGGCCAGTGCGGTGAACCTTGATCCAGCGTTTCTCGCACCAGTCACAGCAATGAGTGCTTCCTGTGAGCAGGCGTAAGACAGTTTGCGGAAACGATGGAGGTTCATCAATGATCGGGTGGATGTTCATGCTTCCACCGCCTTGTATCCGCATTCGGTCAGAGACTGCTCGTTAACAATCACGTCAGAGCCTGTGCCGTATGGGTCGTCCGCGACGAACAGTTCTGCTCCCGGTAGCACGTCTACACCTAGATACATGCCAGATCGGGAGGAGGTAAAGCAAGCCACCTTGGCTATGATGATTAATTCAGCATCCTGGTTGTTTCGGTATTTTTGGCCCACCTCGATGTTCATGCTTCCACCGCCTTGGCCGGACGGAACGGAGCTTGAGAGGTCACGTGCTTGCTGTTGAGGCCCGACCAAACAGACCCGGTGACGGGGGATTCCGGGTCACCGATAAGCAAAGCGACCAACTTCGAATTGTCCAGGCCGGAGATGGCGACGCTCCACAAGGCATTGTCCTTATCCCACCACAACCCGTCATGGTCGGGCAGCTTCGGCTTCCGACGCAAAGCGTAGGCGAAATCATCGGAGTCGATGCAGTACTCACCGTCTATCTCGCTGATGCGGATACGCAGGAGCATGTCGCCTAGAGGGTCAGGCTTGAGATCGATGACGCGGAAATGGTTTCCCTCCGTCGTGCAGGCAATATCGCCCACCTGCACGTTTTCGATGTTGTCGATGCGCTCATACTCGGGGTCATCCAACAGTTCGATGGATTGGATATTGTCTATTGGCTCAAAATCACAGGAAGAGTCATAGCCACGTGACGTGTACAAAGAACGGTTATCGCCTAAATCAATATCTCCTGTGTCATCTAACACTCCAGTAACAATGGTGCCGTTCTTCCATGTGACCTTGACGTGCAGTCCGGCCATCTCCTTGTAGGTCTTGCCTTCCCAGAAGGGTTTCTCACTCATTGTCATTCTCCTCCTTTTCGTTGTTTTCGATTGCGTCCAGCAGATCGCATTCGGCGAGCATGAGATGCGCCTGGGCGCGGGTCATTGATTTCAGCGTCTGCGAGTCGCTGCCGGCCATCCAGCCGAGAGAGCTCACTTTCTCCTCGAGCAGGTGGGTCTGCGTCGCGAGATCACGCAATCGACCATCAAGCAGCATGGTCATCGGTTTCCTCCTTGTTGAGTCGTGTTTCGATTTCGATGCACAAGTCGAGCGCCGCCGTGAAACCGGCCTGATAGGCGTATAGCGCGGTCTCCGGCCGGCTCATGCCGCCGATCTCCGTGGCCTCCAACAGCCACGCCATCGCACGCTCCTGCGGGGTCGGGAACTTTTCGGCCATCACGCGCCTCCCAGCCTCGAGCCAAGCGGCGCCGCGCCGAGCCTCGAGGCTCCCGCGAAATGCGTGGCCGTGGAACGCTTCTTCGGCTGCGCGGCCGGAAGTTCGAACGGGTTGCGCGCGGTCAACGCCTGCTGCTGCGCCTGCTGCGGCGTGTTGCCGAGCATCCGCTGGCGGCGGTACATCCACGCCGCGTCCTCCGCCAGGTGCCTCGCCTCGCATTCGGCGGCTATCTGCGCCTCCGAGGGCTTCGACTCGTTGCGCATCCGGCGCACCATCGCGTTCACATCGCCCGAACCGCACCAGCGGCCCGAATCGTTCGCCGCGTAGAAGCGCTTCACCGCCTCCAACGCCTCGCCGAGCGTCATGTCCGCGCGAAGCTCCTCGTGGAACGTGCGCGCCTCCAGGTCGGTGATGGCCGCGTTGCCGTGGTGGACGCGAATCTTCGCCAGCACGAGCGTGCTTTCCTTGAGCGTCAGCATGTCAGTACTCCTTCCCGTGATTGGTTTTCGGCGGCTTCCTCGGCCGCGTAGTGGGCTATCAGTGCCGCGTTCGCGTCCTGGTTGGCCTGCGAACGGTTCCACGCCGATGGCGAGGGGCGTGCGGTCGGCTCGGGTTTGGCCGGCAGCGGGTCATCGTCCCAGTGTTCGCCGTCCAGCCAGTTCGCCGGGGTGAGCGTGTAGCCGGGTTCCCGGTTCGGGTCGGCGGCGTACCTCGACGCCTTGGCGATCAGGAACGTGTTGTTGGTTTTCCTCCGCGCCTTCCGCCAAGCCTCGAAGGCCTTGCGTTTGCCGGTCTTGCGTGGATAGGTCTGCCAGAACTGCTCGAACTCGATGGG